CTAGCACAGGATCATTTACAGGAACCCCAGTAGCTAATTTAGTAGTAGACAGTGGAGGGAATATACTCACAACATCCCCAGGAACTATGTACGTAGGACATGCTAATGGTGTAACATTTGCTAACGGAACACAATGGTCTATTTACCTTGGAGGGACACCAGTAAACCCAGCTCAAGTTACTGCTGGTATTTACGGAGAAGCAGCTAACGCCTTTATGCCCGGTTATCCCATGCCAGCTGGATTTGCAAGTAAGACTAGAGCTATCACACGTACAGCAATGCCAGCTACAAATACTCTAGAAGTTTATGTAGCTAATGCAAATGCATCTACACGTGGTGGTATCTTGACTATAGCAGCAGGTTCTGCTGCAGGCGTGTATACAACCGATGACAACTCTACAGTAACTTTCACAACAGGACAAAGGCTCTATCTAATGGCTAGAAATGCTAACGTAGCGGCAGGATCAGCATCTGCACAAGTCACAACAGTATCATATAATTACACACTAACATAATGAGTTACACATACACGCAAATCGAAAATGGGGATTGGGAACTAAATGTTCCAACAACTACCTGGGGAACTATCTTCTTCATACTCTCAGCCGATCCTGAAAGAGGATTACCTCAACACACACAAATGATTCAAGATTTTATAAACACTACCAATTTAGAATACTTCGTACAGCTTTTAATAGAAAATCCTGCAACAGCGTTTACTATTTACAATAGTTAGCGTATATTTATATAAAACAAACAGTTATCATCATGTCAGAACAAATTAAGTTTTCAGAAGAAGAGATCACAGAGATCAAACAAATCCAAACAAATTACCAAGCAGCTGGACTACAACTAGTGCAGATTAAGCTTAGCCTAACTGCAGTAAAAGAGCAATTAGCTGCATTAGAGTTAGAGGAGAAGTCTCTTACGGAGCGTATCCTTGAGTTAAATGATCGCGAGAAGGAGTTAGCTAAATCATTAGAGACCAAATATGGTAAGGGCGAAATTGACTTGGAGAGCGGCGTATTTAGTCCCATTTCCTAAGAGAAGATAGAGGGTTTCGGGTTACGTTATACTATTTATATGTAAATTAATCAACTAATATAACGATGGCCGAAAAAATAGTTAGCCCAGGAGTCTTTACAAACGAAAAAGACTTATCATTTCTACCAGCGGGTATAGCTGCCATAGGTGCAGCTATCGTTGGTCCTACCCCAAAAGGTCCAGCTTTTGTACCAACAGTAGTATCAAGTTTTGACGACTTTATTACTAAGTTTGGTGGCTTAAGCGAAGAGACATACGTACCATATGCTGTAAAGAGTTATTTGCGTAATGCAAGTGCTGTTACAGTTGTACGTGTTTTACAAGAGGGTGGATATAACATAAACAACGCAGTTCAATTTGTATACACATCAGCATCACTTCAACGTGTAGTAGGACTTGCAATTCCAAGTGCTAAAGCTAATAGCGGAAATGGCACCAATGGTACTGGATTGTCATCATCATTGATAGTTCCTACCGGTGGTGGTAGTGCATCCGGATCTTATGCATTTACATTCGCAGGAGCTGGTGTTACAACCTTTAACGTAAGTGCTTCTGTAAACCCTTCAAGCAACATCAGCCTTGATAAGGTACTTAGCACTGGTGTTAAGTCTAACCAAAATGCTTACATGTACTTGTGGTTTAGCGACTTCTTGACTGCTAACTATGCGACAGCAGGTGCAAACATATCGATTGTAACATCTAGCGCATTGAACTTATCAGGATCAGATGCTGGAACTTACAGAGCAGCTAGAACTCCTTACATTACTTCACAACTAATAACAGGACAAACAAATCCTACTAACCTATTCCGTTTCTACACCTTAGCAGACGGTACAGACACAAACGTATCTGTTAAATTGAGTGTGATAAACCAAACACTTCCTACATCAACAGCTTACGGAACCTTTACAGTATTAGTGCGTGACTACAACGATACAGATCAACGTCCAATAGTTCTTGAGTCATTCAACAACTTGGATTTGGATCCAAACTCACCAAACTTCATTGCACGTAGAATTGGAGATCGATACAACACAATCAACACAGTTGATAATACAGTAAACACTCTTGGAGACTATCCAAACGTAAGTAAGTATATTCGTGTAGATGTTGACTCAGATGTAAAGGCTGGAGGTACTTCAATAGCATTGTATCCTAAAGGATTCGTTGCACCTAGCCAAACCTTCCAAGGTACAGCAAACTTACCAACAGCAAGCTATGTTGTAAAGAATGTAGTAATTAACGGATCTTACAATAAGAGAGCTTACTACGGATGGGACTTCAGCTCAGTAGATAATAAAAACTACACTAAGCCTGTTCCTTTTGGAGCAACAGCGGGTGGTAACGTATACTTTAACTTAGATAACTGCGTAATTCACCCAAGTGCTTCTAAGTCTGATAGCAATTCAAGCTTCTCTGGAGGATCAGCAATCTCTGTTGGAACCTTCAAAGGATTAGACATCTCTAACATATTGAAATTTAGCATACCATTCCAAGATGGATTTGATGGAGATGATCCTGGAAGAACTAAGAAAGTTGGTTCGAGCATTGTGTCAACTAACGTATTTGGTATGGACTGCTCAAGCGCAAATGCAAACGGAAGCCTAGCTTACAATAAAGCACTAAGCATTCTTGAGAACCAAGATCAATATGATATGAATCTCCTTATTACTCCTGGTATCACAATAGCTGATCACTCGAGTGTAGTAGCAAAAGCAATTGACGTAGCAGAAACACGTGGAGACACCTTCTACATCGTAGACCCAGTAGTTCTAGGAACAGGAGCGTCAAATGGACCAGCAACTGCAATCGCTGCAGTAGCTAACTCAGGAATCGATAGCTCATATGTTGGAACTTACTGGCCATGGGTTAAGATTGTTGATACTGACAAAAACAAGCCAGTATGGGTACCACCAAGTGTTGTTCTTCCAAACATCTACGCTTATAACGATAACGTAGCATTTGAATGGTTCGCACCAGCAGGTTTGAATCGTGGAGGAATCACTGAAGCAGTAGACGTAGAATCAAAATTAAGCTTTGCTCAACGTGATAGCTTATATGAAGCTAAAATCAATCCAATTGCAACATTCCCAGGTCAAGGAATCTGTGTATGGGGTCAAAAGACATTACAAGTACAATCATCAGCTCTTGATCGTGTAAATGTACGTCGCTTGTTGATCGCATTGAAGAAGTTCATTGCAAGCTCTACTCGCTACTTAGTATTTGAGAACAATACAACTGAGACTCGTCAACGTTTCTTGAACATTGTTAACCCATACTTAGAAAGAGTAAAAGCTCGTCAAGGATTATATGCCTTCCGTGTGGTAATGGATGAAACAAACAACACTCCGGATGTAATCGATAGAAACCAAATGTATGGTCAAATCTACCTACAACCAGCTAAGACTGCGGAATTTATAATCTTAGATTTCAACATCTTACCTACTGGAGCATCATTTGAAAACGCATAATAGGGATATTTATAATAAATAAAGCACAATGGCAAACCTAATAGAAAACGACAAAATGTTCTACACACCTTACGAACCTAAGGTGCAGAACAGATTTATATTACAAGTTGATGGCATACCTTCTTTCATTATGAAGAAGGTATCCCGTCCACAAATTGAATGTGGTGAAGTAGTATTGGATCACATTAACATTATCCGTAAAGTAAAAGGAAAATGTAAGTGGGGAGATATTACAATGACACTTTACGATCCAATCGTACCATCAGGTGCCCAAGCTGTAATGGAATGGGTACGTACTCAACACGAATCAGTAACTGGTCGTGATGGATACGCAGACTTTTACAAAAAAGACTTTGATATCTTTGTGTTAGGTCCAGTGGGTGACAAGATTGAGAACTGGAAAGTGAAAGGTGCCTACATTAAGACTGCTCAGTTTGGAGACTTAGATTGGTCTACTGAAACTCAAGTTGAGATTCAATTGACTTTAGGAGTAGACTACTGCGTATTGGAATACTAATACACACAAAACTTTAATAAGAAAAGCCAGCAGAAATGTTGGCTTTACTTTTTTTATTGCGTATACTTATATATAAACAGTTATTAATATGAGCAACAAAGTCGTAAACGACGCTTACCCAAGCAGACCAGTAGTTACAGATGAAGACTTAAAGTCACAATTTGCACAAGACTACGTAACAAACATTGAAACCAAATATGATGGTCCAACAGAGATCATCGATTTGCCATCCAAAGGATACTTCTATCCAGCAGGACATCCACTTTCAGAAGGAAAGATTGAGATTAAGTACATGACAGCAAAAGAAGAAGACATCCTAAGCTCAGCTACTTTAATTAAGCAGGGTGTGGTTATTGATAAACTATTGCATTCGCTTATTGTAACAAAGGTTAAATACGATGAGATTCTATTAGTGGATAAAAACGCAATCTTTATTGCAGCTCGTGTGCTAGCATATGGAAACGACTACACCGTAGAAGTGACATGCCCAGCATGTGATACAAAACAGACAGAGCACATTGACTTGAGTGGATTTGAGGAAAAAGAAGTCGATTGGACTCAATTTGAAAAAGGAAAAACTACCTTTGACTTTACTCTACCAATAACAAAAAAAGTGTTGACTTTGAAGTTTTTAACTCACGGAGATGAGAAGCAAATCACAGAAAACATGAAAGCAGCTAAGAAGGTCTCTAAGCTGACTGGTATTGATCCTGAATTAACAACACGTCTAAGACAGATGATTGTGGCTATTGATGGTAATGAGGATAAAGCAGAAATCCATAAACTATCACAAAACATGTTATCTCGAGATAGTTTAGCATTAAGAGAGTTCTTAAAAAAGATTACCCCGGACATAGACACCGTTTTCCATCACGAATGCGGTAATTGTGGGCATGAAGTACCAAAGATGGCTATGCCCATCACGGTGCAGTTTTTTTGGCCTGGGGTCTGATTACAGGCCCATAATATACGACCAGATTTTTGATCTGATGTATTACGGAAAAATGGGATTCACCTACACAGAGCTTTACAATATGCCTGTGTTTCAAAGGAGATACTACTACACAAAGCTTGCTGGATACCTCAAAGAACAAAATGAGGCCGAACAAGCAGCTATTAAGAAAGCTAAAAGATAAGCCAGCTAACACTGGCTTTTCGTTTTAATTGATATTTATAAGAAAGCTAAAACATGAATAAGCAAAATTTTCGTAAATTAGTAAAAGAAGTCTACCAAGAAGTTTTGGATGAAGAAAAGTTGAAAGAAGGATTGCTTTCTTGGGCAGGTGGTGTAGCTGATAACATTGTTTATAGTGTATTAAATAACTATAAGAATATAAGACAGACTGATATATTCAAAGATCCTAAAATTAGATCCTTAGCAAAAGACTTAAAAATAAGTCAAAGTGATTTGGAAGACCGTGTCAGCGATCTATTACAAAGAGACAGAAGCTTCCTAAGAGCATTAGCAACTCAAAGATTTGTTAGACGTTAATGGCAAAAGAGCGAGAAGAAAGGGGGAAACTCACGCAAGAAGATATTAAAGCTGCTAAAGCGAGAATAGCGGCCGAAAAGGAGTATGCTGTAAGCTTAGGGTATGCAAATGAAGAGTTGCGTAAAGCAGTTCACCTTATGAAAGATCAATCTAAGCAATTAGATGGTCTAGTCCGAAGTTCCAAAGCATTAAACGATTCTACAAAACAAAACGCAGCACTAAAGCAAGACCTTGCAAGTTTGTACAATAACGAACTACAAACTGCACAAAACTTACTTCTTAAAAGAAATATGATTAGTACTGGTCTAAAAGAAGACTACGCTCAATATCTCACTCAGTACCAGATACAGCATAAAGGAAATGAAGAGATGATGAAAAGGCTACCTAAGATAATAGAGGAGCTTAAACATCGTCAACATATAAACGAACAAACTGCTAAGCAAGTCGAGCTTGTAGAGGCAATGGCCAGCTGGCAGGAGGAGATGAATGAGGAGCTGGAAGGATATATGATGGGTTGGGAGAAGTTCAAAAGCAAGGTAAAAGCTATCATCACTGACCCAGAAATAAGGAAAAGCTTTCTTACTGCAAAAGGCATAGAAGCTATGAAAGAAGGCCTAACAGAGACTGTGGATGTGATGAAAGAGATTCGAGCTGAGGGATTTACCATGTCTCAAGTTCTTCATGAAACTGAAGTGGCTTCTGGAGCAATGCTACAAAACTTTTTTACTAGTGGAGCTTCGTTAAAAGATAATGCTCAAATAATGGCTGCCATGAGAAAAGAGATGGGAGCTACTGATGAGATTACAAGTCACACAGTAGGTGAGGTTGGTAAGTTATCCAAAACACTAGGAATATCGGCACAACAAGCTGGACAACTACAGGGTCAATTCCAAAACATGGCTGGATCTACTGCAGAATCAGCAACAAATACAATGGAGTATGCAGGTGCTTTAGCTAAAGCAGCTCACGTAGCTCCTGGTGATGTGATGGCTGACATAGCTGCTAACTCAGAAGCTACAGCACAATATGCTAAAGATGGTGGTAAAAACATTGCCACAGCTGCAGTAGCAGCTAAGAAATTAGGTATCGAGTTCTCTGCTATAAATAAAATGGCAGATAATTTGTTAGATTTTGAAAATTCCATAAATAAGCAAATGGAAGCTTCCGTGATATTGGGAAGAGAGATAAACCTAGACAAAGCACGTGAAGCCGCACTTAATGGAGACTTAGTTGGAGCTACAGAAGAGATGTTGAAAAACGTTGGAGGAGAGGCTGAGTTTAATAAGATGAACGTTGTTCAGAGAAAGGCATTAGCCGAATCTATGGGGGTATCTGTTCAAGAGTTATCTAAAATGGTTAAAAACCAAGATAAATTAAAAGACCTTACGGAAGAGCAGAGAGAGGCATTAGCTGATGGCTCTTTGTCTTTGGACGAAGCGTTGGGTAATGCTAAGGGAGTTGGAGAGCGTTTGTGGGAAGGAGCAAAAGGTGCAGGTGCAATTTTCCTAAACATTGGAGGAATGTCAAAGGGCCTTAAAGATAGCTTAGATACGACTAAGGGTTTGATCAAAGGATTTAAAGATGGAGCAGGACTTGCAGGAAAACTCGGAGGAGCCATTAAAGGTGGACTAGGTGATAAAGCAACCGATGCTGCTGGTGGTGCAATGGATAAGACTTCCAAAGCTTCAAAAAAAGTACCAAAGAGTGCTGGCAAGTCCACAGGAGGCTTAACCAAAGCTATTGAAAAAATAAACCCAGGCAAGTTGTTGGCAGGAGCTGCCGCATTAATTATGGTAGCAGCTGCAGTATTTGTGTTTGCAAAAGCGGCACAAGAATTTACAAGCGTATCTTGGGAAACTATAGGAAAAGCTATTGTAGCTATGTTAGCCTTAGTAGGAGCATTAGCTTTGATAGGTGCTATAATGATGTCAGGAGTTGGTGCTTTAGCAATATTAGCGGGAGCTGGTGCATTGTTAATAATGGCAGCTGCACTGTGGGTATTGGGAAAGGCAATTCAAGAGATTGCTAAAGGATTTGAAATGTTTGTTCCCGCACTCTTGCAACTTGCACCAATGGCTTTGGATTTATTGCTAGTAGGAGCTAGTTTAATGGTAGTTGGAGCTGGTTTAGTAGCGTTAGGAGCGGCAGCATTATACGCCACCCCTGGATTGATATTAGGGTCTATTGGATTAGCCTTAATGGTACCAGGCCTTACTTTAATTAATGAGATTGCAAAAACTAATGCAATCGATAGCTTGAGCACATCTTTACTAACCTTAGGTGCAGCATCTGCCAGTCTCTTTATGGTAGGATCCGCATTAGGGTCTATAGGAGCAGGATTAGCGCTTATGTCTGTAGCAGGGCTAACAGCAATACCAATAATAGGAGCCTTAGTAGCATTAGCAACCGTAGCTCCAGCATTGGCTGGATTGGCAAATGCTATAGGTGGTGGAGGTGAATCGCAAGGCGATGCTAAAATGGATGAGCTGATTGCAGAAGTACGTTCGTTAAAAACAGAAATGGCAAGTATTACAATAAACTTAGATGGTAAGAAAGTAGGAGAGGGGTTACGTGGATCAATGAACACAAGCAGAGTAAGATAATGGCAGCAAACAAACCGTTCGCAAACTTAGATAGACTTAGCAAACTTGCTACTCCACAACCTATGCCCTTTACCCCAAAAATTACACAAGGAGGGCAGAGGATAAACGTAGGCTTCCCAGAAAAAATTAACTTGGAGAATAGATTGCAACAAAACAAGCTCGACACAACAACGCATCTAGCACAATACTTTCTATCAGACCAATTCACAGATATTATTACAGTAAAACAAACTACTGCACTAAATCAAAAAATAAGCGAAGAGATTCGTAAAAATGCAAGACCTATTAACCAAGGGGAAGTGGTAGTGAAGCCAATACTATTTGTACCAAACCAAGGTTCTATAGAAATATCAACACCAACAGATAACACTCTCATAAGACAAGGAACGACTGTGTTTCAAGGGGTGTATAGTAGCGTTATCAACGCCGAGCAGCCTAACTCGCTGCTACAGACAGTAACTAACCAAGGTACGTTTACAACGAATCAAGCAACCTTCAGCTTTACAGAACCATCAGACCCTCGTGACGTTGATCAAGGTTCCAGCATTATCAAAACAATTCAACCGCAAGTCAATCAAGGTAGTGTCAAGATAAATACAACAATAGATGTTGCTACTGTAGAAATAAGACAGGGTATCAAAAAGTTCAATCAAAAGACTACGTCAGATGTTGAACCAATAATACCAGGTCAGATAGAAATACGAGTACCTTATTCCTTTCTTCTAAAGCCTAGCGGTGTTGTAGAGGTTCCATTTGTTCCATCGAGCATAATTGTTATTAATGCTAAAGCATCTAATGCGTTTATTGATCCTCAACAGAATGAGCCAATACAAACATTAGGATACTTAGCTGACAAAGGACGAGCAACACTATTCCCTACTTTAAAACACGGTTCGCAAGATGCACGCAATAGAGGAGCAATTACCAAAAATGGCAATACTCCACACTCAATAATTGATGCAGCATCAAGTATCGAAAACAGTATTCTCTTAGAAGAGGACGGCACATACCTTGACTTACTAAACCCAGCTGGGATAAATAAAGTACCAACAGGTGTTTCTGGAGAAAAGACTGGATTCATTCCTGGTGCCAACAATCCACAAACTACCAATCAAACCAAAAATGTTATTAAGGTATTGAGCGGAGTATACGACGACTCTCAAACAAGAGCAGCAATACAGGCTTTGGCTAAGGAAGATCAAGGATTGCAAGACTATAGAGCTTTTCAAGACCCCGACTCAGAAGATAGGCAGTATCGTACAGTTCAGTTTATTCAACAGATAGATGGATTCCAAACCAATCCTAACATTGTCTTAGGAGCAGCGTTGGCAGCAGAGGGGGATGAGGGATTGGGTATAATTCGATCATACGTGGACTTTGGAAAACAAAAAGGATCGGTTTACAAAAAAGAAAAATCTGGATGGAACAATAGTGATAATCGTAGAAAGTATACTGAGATTAACGATTATTCTCAGCTAGAGCAGGTTGTAGACACAAAGAGACTAAATCCAACACCAACCAACATAGAGGAGTATGATGTAGTTATTGCTAGTACTACTGGAATTAAAGTGTCATTTACAGCCTTTCTCACAAGCTTTAGCGATAGCTTCACAGCTAACTGGACAGACTATAATCACGTTGGTCAAATGGACACATTCAAAGTCTATAAAGGAGCAACAAGACAAATAAGCACAGCATTTAAAGTTGTTGCTGGTTTAGGTTCTGAGTTTAGAAACACTCCTTCTAGTGCAAATGCTGCAATTGAAAAATTAAATAACTTAATAAATGCAGCAATAGTTGGTAAGTATAATGGTAATTATGTAGAGGGGCCTATAGTAACTTTAACAATTGCTGGTTTAGTAAGGGACATAAAGTGTGCAATAAGTAGTGTAAAAGTGGATACAGATGTTGCAGAAACTGGATGGACCTCAGGAAAGCCTCATGTGTATACGATTTCCTTAGACGCAGCTGTACTAGCTCATAAGCAGGATAAGCTATTTGATCAAGGAGTTAAGTATTTAGGATAAATGAACCATAGATGAGACGATACGAGCAGATACCAATAACAAAAGATGATAATGGAACAAGACATTACCGTACAACGTTAATGCAACCAATTCCTTTTTCACCAAACGATATCTACGTTAAGACTGGACCAGGTGATCGTTTAGATACATTAGCTTATCAATTTTATGGCGATGTAAAGTATTGGTGGGTAATTGCGGTTGCGAACAAACTAGGATTAGGATCAGTTGCAATACCAAACGCCACGCAACTAAGAATACCAAACGACCCATTCCAAAAGACACAAGACTTCAACAACGCAAATCAATAAGGTTATAACATGGCTATAGATTATTCAAATGTTTTTGCTACAAAGGCAGTGCCAAGTAGCGTTAGAACTGAGCTCGATAAACGAGCTGAGAAAACCTTTGCAGTTGGTATGTCTGGACAAAAGACATGGGCCGATATCAGATCAATGGCTGATAACAGTCCTATAGCAATATCAACATACAAGTCCTTTAGCGAAGCCTATGGGACTACAGGAAGGCCAAACATACTAATACAAAGCTTAGATATTAAATCTCACGGTGAGTATGGTACTCTACGAAGAGCTGCGGTTAAGCTCAAGGTATTTACTGATGATGATATGAACAAGCTTGCTGCTGGATACTTCATACCAGCAATGAGTATTCGTATTCAATTTGGTTGGAGTCTTGGAGTTGGAGCTGCCTCTCAAGGTCCCATAACAGAAACCTTAGAGGATAGCATAGCAAACATTAAGATAAAGGAGCGTGCAGCCTCAACCCCTACATATGATGGTTTCCAAGGAAGGTTGATATCTTGGGATTTTAACTTGGCTGATGACCAATCTTGGGATGTTAACATGGAGATTATAGGAGCAGCTGCTGCCATTGCAAACATATCAGCAAACGATGAAGCAGCGGATTGTTATTGTGAACAAAAGTCCCCACCAAACCCGTCAGCAGCTGGAGATGATGCAACAGGAGCAGGAGGTGAAGGTGATCCAGAAGCTAAATCCAAGACCAGTAAACTACAAGCAGCATTAATACAATTGATAGATGATGTCTTCGCAGCTAGAGGACGAATTGCTCAAGATTACGGATTGGGATTCATAAATGCAGTTTTATTGGAGTTTAATGGATATGAACGTGATCAGACTGGAACAGAGGATACATCAAGTCCATGGTACACTTTTGGAATGGGAGACCCTAGCGTCGGTACTCAAGAAGCGTTTATTCCTTTCAAATCACTATGTCGTTTAATAGAAAGAACTTGCGCACAATCATGGAAAAGTGGTCATCCTACTCTACTGGAAATAGACTGCGACAACGTTGCAATCTCAAACTATGGCTTTAGCTTATTTAGCTGCGATCCTCGAGTTTGTGCATTGCAAGGAAGTCAATGGTCATTGCCTGGAGGTGGAGATACTTTTGATGGCTTACTCGGTAACATCTACGTTAACTGTATACACTTATTAAAGCTTACAAAAAACCTACGAGACTCTGATGATGGTGTAGTTGCTTTGCTTACTATGATATTAAAAGATATTAACAACGCTTGTGGAAATGGTTGGGAATTTGATATTGTTGACACAACAACAGCAGACCCACAAAACCCAACCAAAGCTAGTACACGTATTACTATAATAGACCTAAACAACACAACAGACAAAGGAGCTACGGCATATGAATTTAAGTCAGGTGTTAACGGTAAGAGTAATGTTAGGTCTGTAGAAATGTCTATGAAGCCATCTGATGCTATGAAAACACTTGCGTTATACAGGAGGATCAAAAGGACCTAGTTCGTGTGGAGGAGATAAGTGCGGAGGTGATCCAGGAGGACCTAATCCTTTAGAAGCAGTACAAGCAGAGGTTAACGATAAGCATGTAGCAAGTGCAAAGTCATACGTAACAAAGTTGCGTGCAGACAAAAATAGTGATGCTTGTAAGAACGCAGTAATGCCTTTTCAACTTGGCGTAACTGTGAGTGGTATAGGAGGATTTGCATTTGGACAACTAATTACTTTAGACAGGCTTCCTGGATCATTGAAATCTAAAATCAACTACCAGATAACAGCTGTTGAACACTCCATAACACCTGACGATTGGACCACAAAAATAAACACCGTAGGACGACTTAAACCTTAATGATATGGCAAGTAGAAGTGCTTACTCAATAACCTATCCTAATACAACTCGATACACTAAAGGATTTGAATATAGTTTAGATGGTGAGAATTATGTGGGAGAATATCATATAATTGATGGGCAGGCTTTTACTGGACCTCCTTTGGTTAATAAGCAAATTAGACGATCCCTAACAAAGTACTACAGTAGTCAAAACAATTACCAATACGACAAGATTGCTAAATTCAATAGAGTACAATCAACGTACATCCCACCACAACATATTAAACCAGTTCCAAATGCTGGTGATTACAGATTAGGCTACATCACAAGATATCTTTTACAAGACATACGAAACAAACAGTCAGTTCCAATAGAAGTCGGACAGACTGGATTAGATCGATATGGTAAATCTAGGGGATACGATTCAGGTCTATACGATTTGATTACATTAAAGTGGTTGTTGATTGGACCTTTGTATGATCAAATAACAACAATCCAAAGTCAAACCCAAGTGGTAAATGGCGAAACTGTCACATTACAAAGCTACGAAAGAGTTGTGTCTGGCATTATTGACGAGAATAAACGCACAGTAATGAGACTGGTAGAACAGTACCCAGCCCTCCCATATGCGTTTAAAAACTACCAAGAGCTTGCCCAACCAACAATTATTTAGTATATTGGTTGAGTGATAATAGACTCAACAGCTCAATATAACAACTTCAAAAACCAAATAGCAAATAAGCATATTGTCTGCCATGCTATAGGTTTACATCCGCAAAAGCATCTTGTCGATAACACCATCATCGGTTGGTATGTCAAGATATTAGATGGAGGCGAGTTTACAATTTTTATAGAGCATCCAGAAGCCTTATTGAAGAAAGATGTGTATGAAGATTTTGTCACTGCTACACGGTGTTATATCGTTGATTTTGACATTTTAAGCTACAGTGGATACAAACCATTGCCTAACATGGAGGATGCGTTAATCAATAGCTATTTGTCATTTAACACTATACCTGAGCAAGAGTATAATCCTAATATAAATTTTTATAGAAAGAGGGTTGGAAGTGCCTGCTCAAACTTTTTAGTTGATCCAATCAAGATACAACAACATTGCAGAGAGCTCGTAGATAAGCTACCAATTGATATAGAAAATACAAACGAGTTCTATAAAGCAGTAAAAGAGGTTTTTCATACAATAGAGAAGAATGGAATTGCTGTGCATGAGGAGTTGTTTAAGCAGTCGTTCAATGGACAAGGATATGTTAAAGATGGAAAGGCTTACACCAAGTATAATTTATACACATCAACAGGAAGACCAAGCAATAGATTTGGTGGAGTAAACTACGCAGCCTTAAACAAAGAAGATGGATCACGAGAGTGCTTTAAATCACGATATGATGATGGTTTGTTAGTGGAGGTTGACTTCACTTCGTACCATCCACGTATTCTAGCCAGTCTTACTAAGTACAATATTACTGACAATGATAATATATACGAGCACTTAGCTAAAGAATACTTTGGAAGTAGTCCCACCAGTGAGCAGATATCGCAAGCAAAAGAAATGACGTTTAGACAGCTCTATGGTGGGATATCAAGACAGTACCTACACATAGATTACTTTGCAAGGATACAAGCAATGACGGACTTGCTTTGGAGTATGTATTGTGATAAAGGCCATATTGTGAGTCCTATATCAAAACGTAAGATAGCCAACATTGAAGATGCATCTCCAACAAAAGTATTGAACTACTTTATCCAACTAAGAGAGACAGAACAAAACGTACAATTACTGGCTGAAGTGTTTAGTAACCTACACGACGATATGTTACCAGTACTATATACATACGATAGTATCTTGTTCGATATTCCGAGACCTAAGTACCAATTACTACTTAATCTTCTGCACGCAACAATTCCAAGTAAATTTCCATTTAAGGTGAAGACAGGAGATAATTATAGTTATATAGACTAGTCCATGAAGAACAATAAAGAAATCGACTACAGAGCGTTTAGAAGAATGCTTAGTGAGTTAGAGAATGCTGCGAGCGCTGCTGACGAAGAAAAAGCAGCAAAGCTTCAACAAGATAAAGCTAAACTAGATCAACAAATCGCTCAACTACAGACAAAAAAAGCTGCTATCCAAAAGCAGATCGACGCAATAGAGAAGAAGTAATAGATGAGACCGCAATTGCTATGCACGTTTACTAATTTACAAGAATTGCCACAATGCATAGGCAACATTCATAGAGCCTATAGTAATGATGTTGCAAACTTGAAATGTTATTCGTATGTTCACAATGAAACAAATATTGTGTGCGTATACAATGTTTATAGCAACGACAGAAGATTGAAAGACACCATATCGATAAATCGAAAAAAAGAAACCAATACGCTATATAGCATCAACGCGTTAAACGCTTTGATTAGAGTCTTAAATGATGGTATATTGGATAAATCTTACATAATCAACTGGAGTGACTACAAAGATTGTATGTTGCTTTCTCAAGGAGATGAGGGATATAAAACAATTCTCATAAAAGAGTTGTCTCATCAATAATAGTTTTGTATATTAGTAAAACAATTTAAAAGTTATAAACATGGCAATCAATTTAGATGCAATTAAAAGTCGTCTCCAAGAGATGCAAAAGAGTGCTAATTCCGGTGGAGGATCTGGAGTATCAGAATACCTTTGGAAACCGCCAGTAGGAAAGAGCCAAGTTCGTATCGTTCCTTATGCGTTCGATAAAAGCAACCCATTCATTGAGATGTTCTTCCATTATGAGATTGGAAAGCGTACTATGGTATCGCCAACCTCATTTGGACGTCCTGACCCAATTGTCGAGTTTGCTGAGAAGTTAAAGCGTTCTGGTAACAAAGAAGACTGGAAGCTTGGTAAGAAGATCGAACCTAAGTTCCGTTGCTTCGCTCCTGTAATTGTTCGTGGGGAAGAAGAAAAAGGAGTACGCTTCTGGAGCTTTGGTAAGCAAATCTACCAAGAGCTTTTAGGTGTCATTGCTGACCCTGATTATGGTGATATCACCGATTTGATGAATGGTCGCGACCTTACCGTGGAGCATATTGCTGCAGAGAAGGAAGGTGCATTCCCAAGCTACACAGTTCGTGTTAAGCCTAACCAAACACCAGCTACAACTGATAAAGAAGTCGCTTCTAAGAT